GATAATGTTTAACATGACACTTGAGCAACACTTAGAGGAGATGGGTATACGCAGCCCCAAGACCTTAATAGATACGCTGGAGAGCATACTTGATCCTCGCTGGCAATACCAACAGAAAGGATACTATAATGACCCCCGCGATAGAAATGGAGAGGTACCGTTCTGATGATAACAGCAACATACATAGACCACATGGGTACTGACCTGACTGTAGTTAATGCTGCAAGGGTTAGCTTTGGTAAGAAGAGTGTATGGGACACTGAACCTAGAAGCCGTGAAGTCCGTGATGGTAAGACGTACTACAAAGACTTCCCACCCCCCAATACCTTACTTAAGGGAGACACTAAGCTGATCAAGTACCTAGCCAATCATAGCCATTATAGTCCATTTGGACACTGCTTTGCATCCTTCCATGTCAAGGCTCCAGTGTTTGTGGCGCGACAGTTAGTCAAGCATAAGTTCCTACGATGGAATGAGATCAGCCGTAGGTACGTGAGTGATAAGCCTGAGTTTTATGAACCAAAGGAATGGCGTGGTAAATCAGCAGACAAGAAGCAAGGGTCTGAGGGTGTAGTAGATGTGGGTGACTGGGGTGATACTAACTGGGCATGTCTCAAAGCATACAACGATCTACTGGAGCATGGGGTAGCCCCTGAGCAAGCACGTATGGTATTACCACAGTCCACCATGACTGAGTGGTACTGGTCAGGTAGCCTTGATGCCTTTGCTGATATGTGTAAGCTAAGGTGCGCCACTGATACACAGGCAGAGACACAAGAAGTAGCTTGGGACATATACTTTCAAATGGAAAAGCTATTCCCTGTGTCGTGGATAGCATTGATGGAGGATGCTTACTGATATGAAGTTCACTAACACAGACCCCGGTGGCTGCACAATTACTCTAGAGTTTAATGCTGACAACATGGACATGCAGGAGGTGTTGCAATACTTTACGTACTTCTTGAGGGGGTGTAGCTACACTATAGACGCAGACCAATACCTATCGGTTGAACAAGATGACTAATGAGATTTATATTAAAGGAGAAACAGAATGACTGATCTATGCCCTTCCTGCAGAGAACCTTTGGATTACCCGTCAGGTGATGGTTGTGCTGCGATGACTGAACACAAGGAACCAACGAATAACAAAGGGTATTACTTCGATGTAGAGAAAGTAGTAGAACATGAGGATGGTTCAGCTACCTACACGTTTGACATGAGCTATGACACCAGAGAGATGTTTGTAGAAGATGGTATCAGGCTAGTGTTGATGTGTGCTGTAGCAGAAATCAGTGTAGGTGAGGCTTTTGATATGCTCAATAAGATTGCAGAGGAGAAACAGAATGACTAACATGACTAAAGGAGAAGAACTAAGGGCAGCTTATGCTGCTGCTTATGCTGCTGATGCTAAACGTGATGCTGCTGCTGATGCTGCTTATGCTGCTGATGCTGCTGCTAAACGTGATGCTGCTTATGCTGCTGATGCTGCTGCTTATGCTGATGCTGCTTATGCTGCTTATCAAGCTGAACTGAAGAAAACAAAGGAACAAACAAATGGCACTATGCTATAAAGATAAAACCTTCTGTGCATCAGACTGCACTAACACAGCCTGCACCCGCCACTTCGGTGAGGCTGAACGTGAAGGCTCTCGCCTTTGGTGGGACCACGATCCAGACAATGCACCTATCGCTATGAGTGACTTCTCATGGGATTGTGAGGATTACATTAAAGGGGAAACTAAAAGATGCTGAGTGAAATCTACAAAGAGCTTGAAGGTAGCGACACGATGTATGACTTTGCAGATGCTGTCGTTAAGGTACGTCTCAAGGGTACACGGGACATGCATCTTGAAGAGATTGCACGTCTGGATAACATGCAGAAGCTGTCAGAACCACAAATGCAAGACTATGAGGAGCTATCAGGTGATGTAATAGCAATCACCCGTGTGATGAACTTCTATGGATTTGAGGAGAACTATGATGAGTAAACAACATCACTGTATTAGTTAAGGGGCAGTACTTGCTATTACTAACACCCCAGTAGCAATAGGAGATGATAAATGACTAAACGTATTCCCATGAAGGGTGGCGATGAATATGATGGCCTCACTAAAGCACGTAAGTTTTACCTGTGGAAAGCTGGTCAGTTGAAGAGGATTAAAAAAGCCTACAACAAAAGGTTTCGTAAACACAACAAGGGGATAGTAGATGAATGATATAATTAAAATAACAGAAATTGATGAACATGAAGATGGTAGTGCTACGCTGAAACTAGAGTGTGACCCAGAAACATACAAAGCTATCTTTAATGTAGGTTTTGTATCCTTAGTTCAGGCTGGGTTAGACGCTGCGTGGGACAAGTCAGGAAGTGATCAATGACGGATCAAAACAACAGAGGTGTAGGCATGTTAATTGATGCCATGAAAGAACATGATGTGTCATTTAAAGAAGCCCTTGATGCAATAGCTATGGCAGGTAACGATAAAAAGTTTCAGAAAGACCTTGACGAAGCTTATAATGTTGATATATTTGATGACTGGGCACACTGGCAAGATGACATAGCAGTATAGGAGACACAATGATACTAACCCTCGACGTAGAAAACACAACAGTCAAGCGAAATGGTAAGTTACACCTTGATCCATTCGAGCCAGAGAATACATTAGTTATGGTAGGCATGCTAGATGATCACATGAATGAAACAATTGTAACGTTTGATCACGCAGAGCAACAACCTACCACAGATGGGCGGCATATAGTACAAGACGCACTGGACGCTGCCCATCTACTTGTAGCACACAACGCACCGCATGACCTACTATGGTTGTGGGAGTCAGGCTTTACCTATGACGGGGCAGTGTTCGACACTATGCTGGGCGAGTACGTACTACAACGTGGACAGAAACAACCACTGTCCCTTGAGGCATGTGCTGAACGGTACGAGTTAGACACAAAGAAACAGGACACATTAAAGGAGTACTTTAAAGATGGATATTCAACACGGGATATTCCTCATGCTGAATTGGCAGAGTATCTATCCCATGACCTACACGCTACTCAACAATTGTATAACGTTTTGCAGACATCCTATGCGGAATGCAAGTCACTGATACCAACAATACAGTTGACCAATCAATTATGTATACACTTAGCACGTATCTATCAGCGTGGTTTTCAAGTAGACATGGACGCACTGATGGAGGTACGTGACGAGTTCGAGCAAGAACGTAACGTACTTACGATTGCATTAGAAGAACAGGCACGTGACCTTATGGGTGATAGACCTATCAACCTCAATAGCCCAGAGCAATTGTCATGGATTATATACAGTCGTAAGCCACACGATAAGAAGATGTGGGTAGACTTGTTTGATGAACGTATGCCCGATGCAGAATACAGACGTAACGTTAAAGCATACAGCGAGAGGCTATACAAACAGAAGGCACATCAATGCAAGGATTGCTTTGGTAGTGGTCAAGTTAGAAAGGTAAAGAAAGATGGTACACCATTTGCTAGAACTAATAAATGTCCTACTTGTATTGGAGGCGGTTTCTATTATACTAACTCTAGTACCATAGCAGGTCTACAGTTTACACCACCTAACTCTAAGTGGATCAGTGCCAATGGCTTTGGTACAGGTAAAGACAACCTTGTATTCCTTGAAGCCATTGCCCGATCCAAGGGTATGAAGGTAGCTGAGATATTCCTACAGAATGTACGTAGGTTGTCAGCCGTAGAGACGTACCTCAGTAGCTTCGTAGAGGGCATAGCAACACACGTTAAGACTGACGGTAAGCTACACGTTCGTCTGCTGCAACACCGCACTGGTACAGGCCGCTTGTCGGGTGCTGATCCCAACATGCAGAACATGCCACGTGGTGGTACGTTTCCTGTCAAGAAGGTATTCGTATCCCGTTGGCATGGCGGTCAGATTATGGAGGCTGACTTTGCTCAATTAGAATTTCGTGTCGCTGCATTCCTATCGCAAGACATGACTGCTATTGACGAGGTAACTACAGGCTTTGATGTACATGCTTACACAGCAAAAGTTATATCAGATGCAGGTCAACCTACGTCACGTCAAGAAGCCAAGCCACACACATTCGCTCCGTTGTATGGGGCCAGTGGATTTGGTAGGTCAGAGGCAGAAGCTGCATACTATCAACAGTTTACCAAGAAGTACTCAGGTATCGCTAAGTGGCATTCAGAACTAGCAAAGGAAGCGTTAAGTACCAGCAAGATCACTACACCATCAGGACGTGAGTTCTCATTCCCTGATGTACAAAGACGGAGGTTCGGAGGTGTGACATTTTTCACACAGATAAAGAATTATCCTGTTCAATCGTTCGCAACAGCTGACATCGTACCTATATCTCTGATATACATTGATAAGCTACTGACAGCAAACAAGCTACACAGTTGTGTAGTCAACACGGTGCATGACTCAATCGTAATTGACATACACCCAGACGAGGAGGACATAGTACTGCAGGTAATCAAGGCAGCTAACGACAGGCTGATACCCATTGTCAATAAGAAATGGGGCATAGACTTTAACATCCCTCTATTATTAGAGGCGAAGATAGGGCCAAACTGGCTTGACACAAAAGACGTAGCGTGATATAACTACCTTTCGACTATTCAAAAACAGGAGACTTACACATGAATCAAGTTACAACAATCGACACTAACAACTTCGCAGCAATGGCTCAAGCAATGGGCATGGCGGCGGATGCACCTAAGCAAACTAACAAGTCAAGTACACTTGCACGTCTACGCATTCATCACACCCCTATCATGGGTCAGCAAGAGATCAATGGTAAGATGAAGAACGTAGAGGTCATTGGTGGGGGTGTATACAAATTAGAGATTCCCGATGGGCCTACTGTGTACGCCGAATCCGTATCCATCCGCCCCTTCTTGCAACGATTTATGTACAAGAAGTTTATCAAGGGTAACGACACTACAGCTAACCGCTTCGTAAAGAGTGTCATGGCTAACGATCTTAATAATGACATGAAGGATAACGATGGTGGCTTTAACTGCGGTAAACCTGCGGGGTTCATTCAGGATTGGGCTGCACTGCCGGACACAATGAAAGACCTTATCAAGTCTATCAAACGTGTTCGTGCATTGTTCGGCACAGTAGAAATGGTCAACGCTACAGATGAGAATGGTAATCCTGTTGACGTAGACACTACGCCATTCATCTGGGAGATTGATAACCGTGACGCATTCAAGACTATGGGTGAGATGTTTACTAAGCTTACCAAGATGCGCCGACTACCCCCGCAGCACTACATTACTTCTACCACTAAGGAAGTACCACTACCAAACGGTAGCAGCTTCTACATTCCTGTAGCTGACATCGACTTGGGTACTACCTTAGACATGGACAATGCGTCACAAGAAACATTCGCTAGTTTCATGGCATGGATTGAGAACTACAATGTATACATTCTCAATACATGGAGTGAGAACATGCATAAGAATGAGGACGTGGACACTGACACGGTAGAAGCGTTCGTAGACATTGACCTAGAGGATTTTGTCTAATGAACCATCCTGCTGAACTGGCGATCAATCAGTATCTTGAAGATGCTACATCTGGTAAATCAACTATGTCCGAAGAGACAATAACACAGATTGGTACAGATGTAATGGATGCTATAAGACGCCAGTTTGGTGGGGGCAAAGGGCGTGACGAGTTTCGTTTACGAATGTCTAACATTGGTAAGCCTACTTGTCAGCTTTGGTTTGCTAAGAACAAGCCAGAGGAAGCGTTGCCCAAACCAACCACGTTTGTGATGAACATGCTTCTAGGTGACATAGTAGAAGCTGCATTCAAAGGGATCATTAAGGAGGCTGGCTACCCCTATGAAGACAAGGACAACTTTGTAACACTACAACTAGGTGACGCTATGATCAAGGGGTCATATGATATTGTTGTGGATGGCGCAATGGATGACGTTAAGTCTGCATCCGATTGGTCATACCGCAATAAGTTTGAATCATACGACACACTACAGAAGAGTGACCCATTCGGATACGTTGGACAACTGGCAGGTTACGCTAAGGCATCTGGCAAGAAGGTAGGTGGCTGGTGGGTAGTCAATAAGTCTAACGGTAACATCAAGTATGTACCCGCTGATGGTCTTGACATGGACGAACAGATAGCTAAGCTTGAGAAGACAGTAAAAACAGTGAACGATAATACGTTTGAGCGTTGCTTTGCGCCTGTGCCTGAGACATTCAGGGGTGTACCATCAGGTAACACAGTGCTTAATGACAACTGTAAGTTCTGTGACTTCAGGTTCTCTTGCTTCGACATTGAGGAGCTACCATCTAAGGTATCAAAAGCTAAGACATTGCCAATAGTGGCGTACATAAAGTGAAGGGGAAGCAATTCGCTGCCGCTATGAAGCATGGGTTTAGGAGTGGCCTCGAAGTACGAACAAAAGATTACCTCGTTGAACGCAGTATAAAGTTTAAATACGAAGAGGTTAAGATCGAATGGGAAGACCTCATGTACCGCACCTACACACCAGACTTTGTGTTAGGTAACGGGATCATTATTGAAACTAAAGGATTGTTTTCTTCTGATGATAGACGCAAACACTTAGCTGTCAAGGCTCAACATCCTAAGCTTGACAT